AGTGGCTTTGATTTGTGCCTGAGTTGCTCCTGTTGCAGACTTGAGAGCATTTGCCAGTCTTACTTGTGCCGCTTCATCTTCAATCGCCGCCTTGACGCCATCGACTCCGATTTTGATTGCATAAGCAGCAGCAGCAGCGCCAGCAGCCGCGAAGGCCATGCCGGCTTTCTTGCTGAATTCGCCCATCTTGGAAGAAGAATCATCAACGTCTCCATTGGCTTGAGCCAGCGATTTCTTGAGTTGATCTACATCAGCCAGAATCGAGAGTTTAAGTGTGCGCGATTGTCCGGCCATTTACCACTCCTTCAAGATTCGGTCGAAAGCATTTTCCCACTTGTCAATGATGTCTGGCTGGATTTCGCGAAGTGTCGGATAAATAAACCAGCCTTTGGAACCGGCGCCTTTTGAAACACTGCCTGACCAGACTGGGAATTGCTTAAACTTGTTAGATCCGAATTCTGTACCGCCCCAGAGATCCTTTGTTGTGCCACCGCCAGAAAACTTTTGACTTACGAAGCCGAAAGAGAGCTCACCAATCTTGGAAGATTTAGACACACGGGAGCCACTGGCAATTCTGTCGGCGGCCTTGCCTCTGGTGATGGCCTTCTGCTGGATTTTGCCTTGAGCAAATTCTGCCAGAGCTGACGATTCTCTTTTAGCTGCATCTGTAGCTTCTGCGTCCATCGCCTTGAATGCTGATGTAATGCGACGAAGATCAGCCTTGTCATAGGCAATCTCAACGTTGTCGCTCACTTTGTTTCTCCAATATCTCCAAAGCCGTCAGAATTTGTTCCGCCGTCGTCCATTCGCTCATCGGAATTTTTGTGGCTATTGCAAGCTCCACAATTATTCGATTGAGGCTTCCGACGGCATAACTTTTGGGTCTGCGTTTCCTGCTCCAATATCTGCCACTGTTTCGCACCAGACTTCATAGCCTTTAATTGGCTTGCCACCGGCTTCACGTTTGTAAGCATGATACGCAAGAAAGAGAAGATCGGAGATTCCAATCTTTTCTTCAGCTTGCTGAATTGTAAATCCTGACTTCTGCTCCCATTTTTGCCATTCCGGTGGAGCCGCCGTATAAGTGGCGACTTCACCAGATTGGTATGTGACTTCAATGTTCAGTTTCATTTTGTGCTCCCGTTTCTGTTTAGTTTAACTGATTGTTAAGGTTGGTGTTCCTGAGACTAACATCGCCCAAGAATCTGTCTGTGCATCTGGTGCAGCTCCGCCGGCAGTTGGTGCTACTGGAAATGCGTTGCCAGTAAATACTGCGCCTGTTGCAGTTGTTAAGCTGAAAGCAAGTGCAGTGTTAGGAGCAGAAGTGAACGCAGTCCACATCGCTTCAAAGAGTGATGATGCAACGCCCCAGTCTGCAAGAAGTTCGATGTTAAGTGTCCATTGATCATCAATGTGCTTGTATGCCTTGCCATCAAGTGTCTGATAAGTAGTGATTACTGGCGCATTGACTAAAGTGACGGCAGTTGTCTGCGCGTCGTAATTCACGGTGGCAAGAGTGAAAACTATGTCGCGACCGGTGACGATTGTTGTTGGCATTTCTTTGTCTCCTTAGATTGTCTGTTGTGTGTAGTAAGTGCTGACCGCGAGATCCGCCACTAGTAGATTCGATGCGCCCACCGATTGGATTGTCGGACGTTGAACGTCTCCGACTTCGTAACCAGTTGGCATCGCTGCGATGATGCTGATGATTAGCTGCTCAAGATTGTCGAGTGCTCCGGCCGTGTTGTTATAGGCAACGGCCGCAGTGACCACAAAGTTAATTTTCACGCGCACCTGCGATTTGCCGATTGTTGTCGTTTCTAAATAAGGCGAATCGGGAACGATTACGCAAGCTGGAGGAATGACTGCTTCTGGAGGTGAGCTATAAACGGAAGCCACTACGCCAGAAAGAGCAGTCGCTAGAGTGCCTCTGACGTTGGTCGCGATTGTTGTTGGTGTAGGCATCACATAGCCATCGTTGAGACGTCGATGTAATTACCTAATAAACCAATGACACGATTTTGCAATGATCGCCCCATTCGATATGGCGATGGCTGAAAATCCACGCCTTCAATCTGGCCACCTGGAGCGACCACGCTCTGGAAAATCTCAACGCTGACGATAGTGACCGCCTGTTCGACTGCGTCGGTATTTGCATAGAGCGTGGCCGCGTCTGCCCCAGATAGATAAACAACGCCGCCAGGAATTACCGGACGGAATGTGATGTCGTCATTGGTGAGCGCGCATGTGAAATAGAAATAAGGAGCCGGATAAGCGAAAGGCAAATATGGAAATGGATCATAGTAATTTGATGTGACTGTCTTTGTTCCGTTGAATGTAGATGGAACGCAACCTGTAATCACAACACTTTGACCAGCGACGAATGTGTTCGGCTTCTGAGTAATGTAATAGGCGACATTGTTTTGAAGATAAACGGCGGCCACTGAATTTTGATTCGCAGTCAATAGCGGCAGAATTACCTGCTCGGCTGAATCGATAATTCCTTCAAGATAAGCATCAGAATAAAGAGAAACAGAGACGCCAAGAACCTGTCTAAGACTGGCGACTGTAATGATTGCTGGCATCTCTGTTCCCTTTCGTGAGCTGCTGGGCTAGATACGGGAGCGCACCTAGCCCATGATTAGTTTGCTTAGGTTAGGTTAAAGCGACGTAGGCCACCTGCAAAGGTTGCTTGCGCTGCGATGTAACCGTAAAGCATGATCTCAATCTCGCCTGTTGTTGGCACGTTTGTGGCCAATGTCAGAGCTGGAGATTCAAAGATTTCGATTGAACGTGGATCGATGATGAATGCTGATTCATCGATTGATGTTGAAACCATGTTTGGATCTACATAGTAATCAAGTCCAAGTACGTTTCCGCGAATAGATGTTGGCATCGCTGATCCAGCATTGTTCATAGGATTTCCAGCGTTGTAAATTGGACGACCTGTTGTATCCACAGCGCCCATTAAAGTGCTCCAAATAGAAGTACCTGAAACAAATGACTTCGCTGTGCGCTTTGTGGCGTTGTAAACAGCTGGTGACTCTGTTGATACGAATGAGATCAAACCAGCTGAGTCTGCTGCTGTTGCTGTTGCCTGTGTGCCGCCAGCTGTAATTTGTGCAATTACATATTGGTCAGTTGCTTGAGCATAGGCGTCGCGGAGATTTTGGAGCATGATTTCATAAAAGCTCGGATCTGATCGGTCGAGCAATTCGACAGAATAGCGTTGAAAACCGGCCTTTTTGATTACTGTCGCATTTACGTATGCAGAAGTGATCGCAGTTGTACCTGTTGGATCTCCACCTTCAGCAACTGTCGCAGCTGTTGAGTTAGCAGTGATTTTTGGAATAGATACTGTCATTCCGTAGCTATTAAGCGGACGTGTACCGCCGCAAGCTTCAATTACTGGACGGTCAGCATTTGTGTTTGTTGCTACGTCGCGAACATAAGACACCGGCGAAAACGCTGGATTTGTTGAGAAGCTGTCGTCTGCTGCTTTGATGTATTGGCGAGAGTCCTCGTTGCCAAGGCCAGCCTTGATTGTGTGCTCAAGGTATGAACCGCCTGTTGTGATTGGTGATCGTGGTGATGAGAAGTAGAGAGGACGAGAAGCCTCGACCTTTTCGACTTTGGAAGCCTCAACCGTTTCGGCTGGGACTTCTGGAACGGCTGTAGGTGTTTCCACTTGCTTGTCTCCTTCGGTTGGTTGTTCATCTGCTTCCAATTCGGACTCAGAATTATTGTTCTCACTAGCTGCGATCGCGACCTTTGCGCTGGCAATGGCTGGATCGGTAACAAGTGAAACTTCTTTGAGCGCACTTGCGCTGACCACTAAAACGCCGTCAACGTTTTTGTATTTTTGTGCGATAACGCCGACGCTGAAACCGTCACGCAGACCAGTTGACGCCTCGACTAGCGCGTCAGATCCAGCAGTGGTGTTGCCGATAGAAAACGTCGCGTAAATTCCCTCGTCGTCCTCCTCGTAGCTTTTAAGAAATCCGATTGGCGCTTCGCGGCGGTGCTCAAGCAAAAGCTTTGTTGAGTCGCTAAAAGTGATTGAGCCTTTTTGAAACATGGTTGATCCAGAGCTAGTTACGCCCTCCTCATTCCATGTGACAATGCGACCAGACAATTCACGCTTTGGAAAATCCGTAGCTTCAACTTTAATTGAAAAGTCCATTTTGATTGGTTTTTGTATGCTGTATGTCATCTGATCATTTCTTCCTCTAGTCGGATTTCATCTGAAGTCAAAGCGCCAATGTCGTAAAGAATTTTGTACACGTCTGCGCGTTCTTTTGCAGATCCGCGCAAGTAATCGTCTAAATCAAATTTAACTTCTTGGCTTGCCGGTACAAAGTCATTTGGCATTCCTGTCATTGACAATCTTTCCTCGATCGCCGCCATGATTGGACGAAGTGAAAAGTCCAGCAAAGATTGACGCGCCAAAGTTGCGTTGCTGTAAGTCATGCTTGATCCAGACTCAGCGTCAACGTAATAAGCAGGAATGCCGGTAACTCTGGCCAATTCTGTCGAAACATAAGAACGGGCTTGATTGAGCTGTAATTTTTCAGGATCAAAGCCAAGAGTTTGTAATTCAACATCTGCATTTAGAAAAGCAGTTGAGCGATTGCGACGAGCAACGCCCCAAGACTCAAGCAACTTTGCAATGCGATCTGCTGGCAACGCTGTGCCGTTAGATTTCAAAACCATTGTTGGAACAGGTTCACGCGCGTACATTGTTGCAGCGCGTTCTAATTCTGCTCCAGCTTTAATTGTTCGCCCTGCGCGATTAAGAATGCCTTCGTCAACGCCGTAAAAAACCGCCAAAGCGCCAACACCTTCATTTGGAACTGGTATTGAGTCAACGCAGTAATACTCGATCTCTGTTCCCATTGCATTTGTTTTAATTGTGACGCGTGTTGGGTCGATACGTTCTGCGCTGCGAATTCTGTATGTGTCCGCGTAGATTTCCAAAATACGCATATAGCCATAGCCGTATAGCAAAATGTCCTCGGCAAGCCATGCGTAAGTTGCAAATCCTGGCACTCGCGGATCTGGTTGGCTAATTACTTTTGGCGGTGACTCAACGCGCGCACCGTCTGCTCTTGTTCGCACTTTCAATGGAATGCTGGCCACACTTGACGCAATAATGTTTCGCGCGCGAGCGCAAGTTGGCACTGACATAAATTCGACGCGTGAAGCTGTAATACCGGCAACGCCGTAGATATTATAAAGAGAGCTGGTGACATTTACTGGCGCAAGTGACGCCTCAATGTCAGACGTCGCCTCAGGCGCTTGTGTCGTAACTGTGCGCGAAAATAGACCCATAGGTGGTAATTATACACTACATGTAGGTCATTCGACGTAAATAGCCGCTACCTGTTGT